CAAAATCTGATAAATGCTCTGGGTACTTTTCTACGAATTCAACAGTGTATTCTGTTCCCAGAACATTTACTTTCATCTGTTCCATGTTATCAACTTCCTTTCGGCAATTTCTTAATCGCAATCACGATACTCGACAGTCCTCTCGCCGGATAAGCGGCAACCTTATAATCAGCACTGTCAGCATTGACCGTACCGTCAGTGTTGTACTGCGGTTCACTCTCAATCCAAATAATTGAAAGCTCATCCAACGGGCAAGTCATATCGCAAGTGGAAATCGTTCTAGTGTAATCAACGTCACTGCCAAACGGAGCGTCCTGCGAATTGCCCCTGCCAGCGGATATGTTGGCATAGAACTCAACAGGCTCGGAATAACCTGCCATGACACCAAAAATAGAGGGAATGCGTTCGCCGTCCACTTCCACATAGACAATCTCGCCGTTCTCGTCACGCTGATAAATCGTGATTTCATCGGAATAGAGAGAATAGTATAGGCGTTGCATATTTTTCTTAAGACTTCTCATAAAACCCACACTTTCTTTTTTTGCACTCTGCCCACCACCGCCTAATGAATGCCGCCCTGCGGATTGCTCCACGCACAATCTTCTTCACTGTTTAACCCACAGTTGGGAGATAATTGAACTACCTAGACCTTTCTACAATACAGTTGCAAATGGAATTACATCCACTAAAATATCATTTCTTGAATTCCACGTTCGATTTATACCATTTTCGCTGTGGCTAACCTCGCCCTCGGCTCCAACGTGGTTCCAATCATACATAGCAAGTTCTTTTATAATGTCGTACATGGAAAGCATATCACTATCAATAAACTCCTGTGTATGGTGTCCTTGATAGTTACGCTTTCGTTTAACTGTGCGGTAAGCTCCTTTAATCTTAGAGGTCAGAAGAGCCTTATCGGAATCATTATGTAATTCAGAAACAAGTTCGGCTTCCAAATCAGTTTGTAATTCAGTTAATAGCTCTTCCATACTCAATCAGCTCCTACTCTGTTTTTGAAGTTACGGTTGCCATTCCGGCTTTCTTAGCTTTGTTATTGGAATCAACCTCTACAACGACAATCTTCTGTCCGGTTGCTGCTGTAATATCTGCTTTTCCATCCCATGTAGTATAGCCTGTTGTGCAGGATGCGTCATATGCAGGAATTGTAGGATTTGCAGCTACTTTATACTTATAAGCGTTGCCTGATGTCAACTCCGGTGCAACTGTAATCTTTGTATCACCAGTATTAGTTCCTGCTAAAGATGTAACGGTCAGTTTTCCAAGCTCAGCAATTGTAGCTTCGGTTTCTGGAATAGAGAATACTCTGCGTGCCATATCTTTATTGGTAGGCATTGCAGTAGACAATCCTGTAATCTTTGCGGAATACCATTCTGGTCCATGGTCAAGTCCAATCTGGCCAAAAATCTGCTTCTTAGTACCCGCACCAACCTTAGCAAGCTCTTCAATGAAGAAGTTACCTTTACCCGGAACCATCTGTTCAACAGGAGCCATAATAAATGGGTCAAAGAATACCGTTGTTCCTGCCGGAAGATATTTCAAATCCTTAAGATATACGGTTCCAAGAGGAGTAAGCACCTTATCAACCATAATTCCATTGATATCTCTTCCGCTCTCAACAATTGTAAGACCATTTGCTACCGCATCCGCATTTAACTGCAATCTGCTTGTGGAATCCAGCCCAAGCACGATATTGGTAATATCTCCGTTAGATTCCTGAATGGATTTCAGTGCTTCGCATACGAGCAGGAATGACAGTGACTTTCCGCCAGCGGAAATAACGTTTGAAGTGATTGCTTCAAGCAAACCTCTTGACTTATTGGCCACAGTATCACCAGTAGACTTCTGATATACACCATTAATAAATGTGTACTCAATGTCCTGTCCGATTTTTGCCATCTTAGCAGCTACCTGAAAATCCTCTTCACTGATAGGATTTGCCTGCTGACCAGCAACATTCAATCCATTTAATGTACCCATGTTAGACATTTTTCCATAAGAGATACCTACGGATTCCTGAAAAATCTGTGTAACATTGGTTTTCTGCTCTCTTTTAATAACCGATGCGTCCGGTGCGGTCAGGGAAGCTGATTCTGAAATTTCCGGCTGACTTCCCTCCGCAGTTTCGAACTCCTGTCCTGTTACGAACTCTGTGTGATTTGTGTACTTTCTCTTTGAACCAATCATTGTTGAGAAGGGTGTTTTGGTATTGCCCTTGTTAAAAAGCATACCAGAATAATTTGGAGTGTTTCCACTCATTGCAAATACATCTGACATAATAAATTTCTCCTTTACTGTTTCTGTGCATTGGCTTCGGTCTGCTGACGGATAAGTGATGCCATAAGCGCCATATTTCCACTCGCCTGAGCCTCTGCAATTTGTTTACTATAATCTATTTTTTGCTGATTTCCAGCCGGAGGAACTGGCATCTGCTTCATTAGGTCTGCCTTGATTGACTTCTGCAACTCCTCTTCGTGTTTCTTCTGAATACGGAATACCGTGTCCATATCTCCATCATAGAGAGCCTCTGCAATCTCCTTGGCATCTTTCTCGTCATACTTAAGCGCCAAATGTTGCTTTTCGTAATCAGAAACCTTTGCTGACCGGCGAAGAGATTTTAATTCTTCCTCCATCCGTGCCTGTCGTTCTGTTTCTTCAATTGCTTTCTGCTCCTGCTCACTGCTTGCAGCTTTCCACTTTTTACGATAATCAGCCGCTTCTGTTGCATACTTGTCTGCAATGTTCTTAGGAACATACTCTGAAAGGGCATCCTTACTGATAAACTCCTTTTCTGCCAGTGCTGCGTTGATATCCTCAATCGTCATTTCCTCTTTGTAGTCATCGCCTAACAATTCTTTTAAATCTGCCATATTTCCTCCTTGCGCTTATAGTCATCTCCGACTTTAAAATATTTGCGGTTAAGCTTCTCTGCTTTAATGCGATTATTTTTACGAGGTTTTCTCTAACCTCACTGTATAAAAAGAGCACCTATTTCTAAGTGCTCAAATTACCAATTATTCATCCGATACCGATACCTTTGACGGCTGGTCTGTAATATCCGGCTGTCGTTTTTTATACGGGTCTTCGTTTTCCTGCGATGTTTTTGCGTTTGTAAATAGAATCATATCAATTCGTTCTGCGGAATCTAGCGTTACCTGCTGCGGGTCTGTAAATAAACCTACTGTTTCAATTGCTCTCAATGGGTCAATGCCGATGTGAATAAGTGTTGCCAAGGAATTACACTTGGTAGCCAAATCATAGGTTCTTGACCGTGAAAACCGAATCTCGATATCTGATAGATTCAGTTCTGCAATATCAGCATCTATTTCATCACTTGTCTTGATAATTTTCAAGATAATTGCTGTCTCCCTGCGTTCTGATGCGGACCATATCTGCTCTTTTTCCTTAGCGTCAGTCTCCGCCGACATCCAACCTGTAGACATATTTGTTGCGCTTCCAGTACTTCCACCGGAAAGCTCTGACCTGCTCGGCGTGTTCGTGATATCGAGAATCTGTTGCTTTACATAATCAACCAATGTCTGATTTTCTGACTGATTCAGGACACTTTCCAAATATTTCAAAGTGGCTTGTCTGCCCTGTTCTGATTTTGTAACAATCATTCCCTCTGCACGGAGTTCTTTATATTGTTCTTTGTCAATCTCTACATTGTCGCCCCACAAAAGGTTTTGAACATGCTGAGCAATATCATTTACCCGGTCGGAATCCACCGTATTCAATGCGTCCATTAGCGGGATAACTCGCTCAAAACATCCCATGCGGTCATAATCATTGATATATTCCACAATCGGGATTTCGCCAACTGTATTCACCTGTTCTATAAATTGCTGTTCAAAATTGTTTACAACTCCCATCTCAATTTTGAAATAAGAAGTTTTTGTGTAGCAGCCAAAAGTAATACTCCCATCAATATGCGGAAAGTATGTAACCCCAAGCAACGGCTCTCTGTATGCGTCATTGCTATACACAACGAATGTATTCATTGGATTCAGCACCAACAAATCGAATACTGATGTACAAGTTTTAAATCGCTTTGGAAGAATCAGTCTATAACCGACACCACAAGTCTTTACGTCTTTTGCAAGTTGCAAGTCCTTTGCAGGTTTACACTCCTCCACCATCATTTCATTGATTGCAGCAACTCTTAAATCCTCTTTCTTGCTTTCTTCCGATGTGAACAGTTTTTTGATAAAAGAAAAAAGAGCATTTCTACTCTTAATGTCCCTTCTAGCTCTCTGCACATAAGTAATTGGCGAACCAAACTCATAACCAAGTTTGAATTCAAGAATTTCAGAAGCCATGTTGTCCACAATCTTTTCATTAATTTCTGGTCTAACTTCTTTTTCTCTCTTTAAAATTGGCTGATTACCTTTTACATACTCAAACAGGTATAGCATTTCTGCCCGATTCTTCTCATGGATTGAGAATGCTTCTCCGAGGACTTCAAGAATATTCGTTTTGTCGATTATGAATTTGTCTGTGAATATCTGTCTACGTCCAGAAAGCTGCACTTCAATCACCACCTATACATATAAAAAAGAACCCCACGCACAGCACTTGCGCAAGGCTCTTAATCGCTTGATACAATTTTACATTATTATGATAACATATCCAAAAGTTTAATGCGTTTAATCTTTCAGCACCTCTGAAATAATTTGAGAAACACGACCTTTCGTGTATCCGACCGCGTTCCCGACTTCACTCATCGTCATATCATCAAGATAAACCATTTCGAATATTTCTCTGTTGATTCCAACAGGCATATTTTCAATAAAATCTAATACGGTATTTATTTTTTCTGTCAGCGCGTCCCTTTGTTTCTCTTTTTCACGAATGCGCTTTTTGATTTTGTCACTCTCTTTTGGTTCTTTCATTTGAACAGTGACGTGCCCTTCGATGTAAGGGAATGAACTACTTGAAGCAGACACTTTTCCGCTTACAACAGGTACATAATCCAGTCTATCGTACAATTTCTCAATTGCATTATCGAGAACGGCACGTTGCTTTTTATTTTTCTTAAATCCAGAAAATAGTTCCTTATCCATTTTCGCTCATCTCCTCATCAACACGTTTCTGCACTGCACTCATAATTGCTAATCCATCCAAGTCTGAATAATACGATATTTCATCATTGAAGAATCGTTCACAGTCATCCAGTATTTTATTTGCTTGAATAGCTTTGGGATGCCTATGCAGTCTTTTCAGCGCGCTCCGATAATCTTCAACTGCTTTTTTAACTACTGCTACAGCCAATCTTTCGTATCCATCAATGTTGTATTTTTGATTAGTCTTCGTATTTTTCATAATACTCCTTATATGCCAAGCTCCCTTCGACTCATGATCTGAACTGAAGCAACATCTCCTAATTTCATAGTACACAACTGCGCCATACTGTCAGGTCCATCATCATGTTTCACTTTTCCTTCCATCTTAAATGTATACAAATTGGATATAAATTTCTGATACTGCTTTGTTCTATGATCCGCATCGACAAAATACATTTCTCTAATTTCTGGTGCTTTATCAAATATTCTCGTTCTCTTTCCAAGATTTCCAGGAGCAGCTTTTCCGTAAGAATTTGTTCTGTATCCTTTTTCTTTCAACATTTCTTCTACTTTTTCTCGATAATCCATTGTGGTTTTCGTTTCCTCAAACTGTACCGCTTGTATTTTATGTTTGATAATTGCATCCACAAGCAGTGGTTGAGTTACCTTCTTATCACCGTTATCAAAAACAACATCTGGTACGTAATACGTATCATCGAATTGGTAACATATCGGACCAGACACAAAATCTCCTCCGCCGAATGCTTCGTCAACTGCCATAAATATTCTGTCTGGTTCCCTCTCCGGCATATCGCACTCCGGGTTGAAGAATTTCATTGTATCGCTCGTAAATAATGCACCCTGTCTCTCAATAGGATCCTGCATATCCTGTGCATACCATGAAGCCATATCATCGTTTTCCTCAAATGACGCTCTCATCATTCTATAATCTTCTGTTGAATACCCGACATCGTATGGATAATCAAAATTAGATTCGTCATTTTCATCAAGTGCAGGTATAGAAACAACTCTATACCTACGGTTCTTAAACTCTGAATTATTTTCAAGAAGGCTTCTTCTTCTCCCCTGGCAATCACCAAGCGCCCATCTAGTTCCCATGTTAATGAGTTTTGCTTTCTTTTTCAGACGTTTCATAAAGTTATTATCAAACTTGCCCCATACAGTAACCTGTCTGTCGACACTGACAGCTTCTTCAATTCCGCTGAATAAATCGTCCGCTATACCAAGTCCATTACAATCACAGGAACCATTCAAAGTTCCGTAAATAGAGCGACAGGTAAATGTCGGGTAGGTTTTCACACGGTTCAAATCAATAATCTCATAATCACCGTTTGTCTTTACAATTTTATTGTTTGGAAAAATTTCAGCATATGTATATGTCGGGTCCGTCATCAATTCGATGCATCCTGTATAGAATGCATTCGTAATCTTGTCTGAATATGCAGTATATAAATTAGATAGTTCTGTATTTCTTGACCCCCACCAAACATATGCGAATTTCACAAGCTGTGTTTTTCCAACTCGAGATGGCATATTGATAAACAACTCATCCAATAAATCGTCCGCTAAATCTTGTATAGCATCAACGACTTGCTTGAGAGGGTTTACTCTCGGCTCATAAAATTTTTCTTCTGCCGGCCGATTCTTCTCCATATACAGCAAGAAACTTTCAAACAAATGCGGAGCTTCCCAGAGAAGTACATTCCAGTACAGTTCATTCAGCTTCTCTTCTGCCGGAAGATACGCAATCATATCTTTTACATACTTCGTAAGTTTCAGCGCATAA